GGCTCCACTTGACGTATTTCTGTGCTAAACTGTTGCGGTACTAAAAACCCACCGCTTGCGCCTTCGCCCATTTCAAGGTCCCGGTTGTTGAACTCCTGGTAGCTATCCTGCAGTCTGGGATCGCCCTGTTTGAACCTTACACAATACAAAAATTCCCCAAGGTTGCGGAACTCGTTGGGGTCTTGTGCGCCCTGGGGAACCGCATTAGGTGAATACCTGTTGCTTTGATTAGGCTGATTCCCCTGGTTGTTTTGCGGAACATTGGCGCTCCTGGGATCGAAGTTACTCTGTGGAGAATTAGCATACTGCTGTATGTTCTGCATACGCTGTTGGCGCTGTTCTTCAGTTTCGATTTTGCTCCGCAGTTCTTCGGTTTCACCAAGCACGGCATCAAACCGCTTTTCTTCTTCTTCCGTCAGCCCTTCGTCTCCTTGCGCCTTTTCTTGAAGTCCATTAAGCTCCTCTACTTTTTGGCGCAGTTGTTCCCTTAATTGTTCCAAACCCATTATTAATCACTCCTTAAAGTTTTCTTTGCATTTTGAATTGCCATTCGAGCCAGCACCCGCTGAGCTCTCTGCTTGTTTTGCCTCTGCTCCAGCACCCGCTGGGAGGCAAGATAATCCTGTAAAACGTCCTGTGCACTACGGACGTTTACCGATGTATTTAAATAGGCCGGGTATGTAACCGGCCCAACATCGCGCATATTGCCAACTTCCAGCACCTCACGCAGCATCATTTCATCACCCTGACGCTGCCACCTCTCTCCATCCTCGGTAACATTAAAGCTAAATGAGCAGCCGTCAATGTCACCGCGCTTAATAGGTTCTATCACCATATCTCTCACAAGTTGACTATCGGGAGGGCTAATCTCAAACCTCAAGCCTTTTGTGTTTTCCTCCAGGATTAAAGTTCCACTCTGAACTCTGCCAAGCACAAAATCAGGGTTGTGATTAAAAAGAGCGCGGATGTCCGCGCTTTCGATTACTTTCCTAAATGCCCCTGGTCTGATTATCTCCTGGAACCCTCCCAGGTCCTGGGACTTGCGGTTAAACACCGCAGCGTATCCCGATATTTTGGGGCCATCTTCCCCATCATCTACCCTTATCTCCGCTTCGCTTACGTCAATCATGCGAAGTTCCGTCTTCATATTCTCACCACCTTATTCTGGTAAGGATTTAATTTTCAGCTATTATGGCACATACGCACCCTCGATGTAAGGGAGGACGTTTAATGCCATGCTTCCTTTTTATCGGCTCTTCCGCGCCTTCGGGTTTAAATTCATCACCACCGCGTAAAAAGTCTCCACCTATTTCAACAACAGTGCCATCCATGGCCATACAATACGGACATGTTTCATCTCCCAACGCGTGCCACTTTTTCCTCGTAAAACCTTCATCCTGCCAGGTGCGTTCTGCTACTGCATTGGCTTCATTTCTGGTTAACTCCCGTGCCTCATTCTGTGGCCTCGTTTCCTCCCAGCCGTCAAGCCGTTCCTGCACTTTCAAGAGCGGGTCTTCTCCTGCATCTACTGCATCCCTTGCAAGGGACTGCATCTGGTCGCGGGAGCTTATGCGGTAGTAATCCACCGCCCCTTCCGTATAGTCATCAAGGTATCGCTCCATACTTTCACTCAGCCCAACCGCGCCGCCAACTTCCTGAGCGGCTTCTTCCTGGACTGTCTCCCCGAATGTCATAACAAGTGGTAGCAAAGTCCTTTTCAAGTATCTTGAAAACGCGCTGTCCTTGTCGTAATACTCATCTACTTTATCCCGGAAGTCGCCAAGGCTCCTGTTGTTAAGCTCCTGGTTTGCTATCTTTTTAATTTCGTTGTTTTCTCTGCGTGCTACACGCTTAAAAGCGTCTTCAAAGTTTCGCTGATGCCGGTTTATTAGCCTGTCCCTGGCGGCAGCTGATCGCTGTTCCCATTCGCTACTCTGCGTTCTATGTTCTGTCGCTTTATGGTCGCCACCGCAAAAGCATTGACTACGCTGGCCATCGTCATCATCGTTGTTACCGTTGTCGTTATTATCTTCGTCATTCTGCACTTCCTGCGGGTCCGTGCCAGCTTCCACGATATTAAGCGGCTGCCAGTATATCTGTCCCTTTTCATTAGGTAGCGGGTTCATGTTTTCTTTTTCGCGTATCTCGTCTGCGTTCATCCATCCACCCTGCCTGGCTATTTGATAGGCCTGGTAACGGGATTGTATGTCCCCGCGCAACAATCCTTCGACTGAGTGCTCCGCAAAATATTCAGCGTCTTTAATAAGCTTAAACTTTATTTCCTGCTCCCAGCGCACAAGCCACGGCCTCAAGGTCTGCGTCACAAACTCTATGCCCTGGTGCTCAATGTTACTGTGCGTTGCCCGCTCCAGGTCTGCCAGCATGTGAGGCGGCACTCGAAATATCCTGGAAATCTCTTGTATCTGGAACTTCCTGCTTTCTAAAAATTGTGCTTCGTTGGGGGATACGCCCATGCGCTCAAAACTACCGCCTTCTTCCAACAGTAACAACAAATGTGATTTTCCCAAACCTTTGTATTGCTCATTAACTGATTCTTTTAAGCGCTGATATGCTGCATCTGACAAGCTCTCGGGATACTGGACAAATCCCCCAATATGGGTGCCTTGGCCAAAAAAACGCGCCCCGAACTCTTCAGCGGCCAGCCCTAGCCCTATGGCTTCCCTCGCCATTTGTATGGGGGAATAGCCTATCATCCCGTCAAACCCTAAACCGCGTAAATGAAAAACATCCTGCTTGGGTATCCATCTAAATGTACCATCAGGCAAGCCTGTCCAGTATATTATCTGCGCCGTCTGTGGATCCCGGTGAGGCCAGGTTTTGTTCGGCATTAACGGGTAAAGTCCAGTGACACGATTTGTGTTGTCTCGCATTATATACGCGTACGCGTTCCCCCACGTAAGTACGTGTGCCTGTAACATTTCCCTAAAAGTCATGGCCGTCATTTCTTCATTCGGTGCATCGTGCAAGACAGTATATAAACTATGATCTTGCCTTTCTTCTTTGCCCCCATTGTCTTTTGTCCTATAGATTTTCAGCGGCAGAGATGCTACTGTTTCTGATATAATTCTCACGCAAGCATAAACTGCCGTTAAGTGCATGGCAGAATATTGGTTTACGTCAACCCCCGCTCTACTTTGTGGCCCCGTAAATATTTTTTCAAACCAGGGAGCAGGGTTTTTTGTTCCAGAAATTTTATTTGAACGCTTTTCCAGTAAGCTGCTAATCAAGGGTATTCTCATTTACACACCACCTTAAACACTTCTAACTCCCCTGTCGCGATATACGGATTTCTTCTGATGTCGTATGGCTCTATCTAATGCCATTACCAGTGCAACTATGCCATCTATTTTACCCTGCGATTCTGATTTGTCTGGCTTCAAATTCCCTGCCGGGTCTTGCTTTACTGCAACATTATCAGCCATCCATCTCAAAACGGGATTGCCGCCATGCTCTATTTTCCTGGCAAGCAATAGCCTCTCCAAGTCTTTCATTGGTTTAGCCATGCTCATAAAACCTTGACCCATGCCCAGTATAGTTATGCCTTCATCTTCAAGCTCTCCTGCCAGTTGGTGCGCTTGGAATAAACGGTCAATGTTCATGTCTTTGAGTTTAAACTTTTTAGCATCGTTTAATATCTGCTGTTTAATAGCTGCATAATCCAAGGAATTGCCAGGCGTTGTCTTTAAGAAGCCTTCTTTATACCACTTCTGATACTGGTCACGGTAGCGGTTATTGTCGTCATGCAACCGTTGTTCTGGACACCAGAACCTGCATAGTACTTCCATATGCTCATTGTCTTTTTCGCCCGGGAAGACCATCACCCAGGCGGCTATATCTGATACACTCGCAAGGTCAAGGCCTCCGTAGCAAGTACGGCCCTTTAGTTTATCTTCTGCAATTAAACCCCTTTGCTCGTCCCACAAATCAAGGTCGATCCATCTGTCATGCTGCTGGGTCCAGATATTCAAATAAAGCCGCTTGAAAGTGTTCTGATATGCTGGTACCTTCGAGGCTTTATTTGCTTCCTGTTTTAGAAAGTCTTCGTTTATCGTAACTCCCAAGTTCGGGTTGGCTTTTCTCCACGTTTCTATCTTCTGCCACTCGTCTTTCTCCTCATNTGCTGAATATATAACCGGATAAAATGTCTCGTCTTCAATGGTTCCTTCCAGCACCTGCTTTGCGTAATCGTGATACTCATAGCAAATAGAGTTTCTGTCATAACCGGCAGTAGTTAGAAATATTGTTAACGGTTCTTCCCGCGCTCCCTGGGATGTTATAAGTGTATCTACCAGGTCTCTTTTCTGCTGGGTATGCAGCTCATCCACAATTACACAGCTTGCATTATACCCGTGCGCGCTNGCGGCGTCCGCGGGTATNGCNCGNTAGAANGAGTTNGTNTTGTAANAAACNATNCGCTTNGTGCTGTCAACNATNTGGCATTTTTTNTGNANNGTNTTGTTNNCGCGGATCATGCTGGCCGCCTGGTTAAAAACCAGTGATGCCTGGTCCCGGTCAGCGGCCGCGCTGTATATCTCAGCTTCCGGGTCCTTC